GCCGTGCACAATTTCACGTGCGTATCTGGTTTATATTTAACTTTCCCTCTCCTTTCGAGAGATGAAGCAAGCGCTCTGGATCACTCCAGTTTCACCTGCAAAGGTAGCACATGCACTAGATATACGAAAGTATACAGTTAATATATATTCGGACCGTCAGCACCATGTATTATTTGCATTTCATCGTATGTACGCCAGATTTCTCTGGTCGCATCACGTATGAAGGCATTTAACTCTTTACCAGCTTCCTTATCCCAACGAAGGTCTAAACCGACGATTGGCGATAATTCTAGCAAGGTATAGGTTCCAGCATGTGATTGCTGAACATCGTGAAGTTCACGCTCGAATTCGATAGATTTTACCGTTTGTCTTATTAAAGACTCCAAGTAGATCCACCAACCAGGCGAGACTAATAGAGCAAGGAATTCGAAAATCCCTTGGTACAGTCCTCTAGTTGCAGACGTTCTCCAAGAATATACATAAAAGTATTTCTCCGAGTTCTGAGCATTAAGGATCGCTCTTCTCGCTCGCTCAATAACAGCGGTACGAATACCGTTGTGAAGAGCATATTGGAACAAGAAAGGGTCTATACTTCGTCCGTAGGTGATCCAACTCAAGGCAGATGCCTCCAGTTGGCGTGCGGATCCATTAAGAAGTCCTTTCACTCCAAAACATGTCCATAAAGCTGTATAGATAGCTTCACCGTTATTAACGGGAAGAGATCTAAGCAGATCACGAACAGTTTCAGAAGTAGTAACTAGCGATTTAGCAGTTAACTCATGGAAGAAAGCCCCAATAAGCGCTGGTTTTCTAATTATCGACAGGATTGCTCCTGCACCGATAGGAGAGAGATCATGGTGAGGCGTAACTAATCGTTTCGCAAATTCACAGATTTCTTTCGAAACTATAGATTTGGAAGGATTAATTTTAACTCCTAACATTTCCATTAGAGACAGATAACTAGCAGCAACAGCATCGTGTTTAATCACAATGTCATCACCGAGTACTGCATAATCGGAAAAGTCTTTCAACCCACACTTATGAGCCGCCAGTTTAACAATCGTATGATGTGTTAAAGCTAGCATAGCCCAAGAAGAGTAGGCCCCCATAGGTTGCCCTACAGAGTACATGACCTCTTGACCTTTAAATTGCCAAGGTATATTTAAGAGTCTTCTCCAGAGTTTACCATCGACTCCAAGATTATCAAGGATGTCGATTTGTAAATCAACTGGTAACCGGTCAGTTGCTGAGCTTAGATCAAAACAGCTAAAAGCATGATCGTTATTTAACTTAAGGATTAAATCCAAAGGTGCGGTCTGATTGAACGTCCCATCTTGTGGGATAGTTTTCAAGAATCTAAAAATAGAATCATGAAGAGGTTTCAAACAAAGTTGAATCCACCAATTAGTTATCGCAACGATACGTGCTTTACCTGCTTGATCATAAACTACAGATAACCGACCAATCGGACTTTTAGATTGGCCGCCAATCACATACGCTAAAACGAAATAAGGACCATAAAGTGTCCAAATAGTTAAAAGCGAGGCAATATATATATACGCTCTTTGAGAGTATAATAATTGCGCGACACTAAACGCAACAGAGGGATAGAGTAGTAACGCTAATGCGTCATTACCACTACCCCATGTAGCTCGTTTAGAGATTGGGCCTGCGGATTCAGAGATGAAACCGCGAATTTTACCAAAACCAATACCAGATTTACCGGCAAACCGTTTAACTACTCCTTTGCAAGCAAAGGTACGAGATAAACCACTGAAAGGTTCTATAATAGAATCCAATGAGGGTTTAACTTTAGTAGGAAACGTCCGGAATATGGAAAGGCAGGTCAGAACTAATCTAGTAACTAATACTTGTTCAGATCCAGTACCCAAAAGGATACGAAGATTTGAAGGTATAATTACAGGTAGCCCATGGCTGTTCACCCGAACTCGCACACCATTTGTGTACGTAGTTTCTGGCGAACCAGCTATATGTTTTGTGACTAATCGTAAACACTCTTTCAAATATAGAAAGGTGAAATTAAAACCATTGGTTTTAATTAGATTGTCAATAGAAACACATAGTTTACTAACATCTTGACTATATCTAGATGCACTCATTAACCAGATAGTGTATTTAAAGAAACGTCTCACTTCTTTCGGAGTGATCCATTCTTGTACACCTTTACTAGTTGCAAAGAATTTGTTATTTGTAGCAAATTGATTTGTGACAGTAGAGCCATATATCCTGGATATTTTAACTGATGCGGAGTGCTAGTCCACACCTCGTGAGTTGGTTGCAACACCAATCCCTATGCGGTATTATATGACTTGTGGATTCATCACCACAATAGCTGACCAAACTCCAAAAGGAGCCGGCTTGATCGTGTACTGAGTACACCGAAGGCTTTGGTTAGGGCTTAACAGCTGAGTCTACCGCGTAATTGTCAAGTTACGGGGTCTGAAACTACTATGCCTTTCGGCA